TTCACTCTTACAGCTGACAAAGAATGCGCTTTTTGGCTCGAAGCGGAAAATTTCTTGCGCACCTCAGAAAACAGCGGCATTAAAAGCACATATTCGGCCACATTACTTCAACAATTCTCAAATGGAATTGCTCAAGGCTTGGGCGAAAACAATGTTGCTGTAAATTCAGATATCTCGTTTCAAAAAAGGCACAAAAATTATCCGCATCCGATGAGCGAGATTATATTCTGTGTCCACCGTGAAACTAAAAAAATGAAATCGGGAAGTCGCTTTATACTTCTCGGCATTGATTATTGAGGAGGGCTAAATTATGCGTATGTATGACAACGGCATATACAGAGATATGACCGAGGAAGAAGAAGCCGCTGTAATGGCGGTCACAGAGCAGGAAGAAACAGTAAACAAGGACGGTTTAACGTCTCTTGCCGAGGGTTTAAGCACGGCGACATCACTCGCACAGGTGCGGTCGGCGGCTAAGTCCGTTCTTGCAGATGAAAGCGAGGCAGCAAATGAGTGATGCGGTAGCCGTCGCGCTTATATCGGGTGGGCTTGCCCTCTTAGGCGTGATTATAACGTCTATAAGCACATCACGCAGAATGACCGCGCAGCTTGAGCGTAATCAGGCTGTGACGGACACGAAGATAGAAGAGCTTACACGCGAGGTAAGGTTGCACAACAACTTCGCGCAGCGTATTCCCGTAATTGAGCGAGATATTAAGATCATAAATCATCGAATCGATGATTTAGAAAATCTTCACAAAGGAGTATAAAATTATGAAAATCAATTTGAAGCAGAGATTTAAGAACAAGACCTTCGTTGTGTCGTTGGCAACACTCATTTTAGCAACCGTGTATCAGATACTCGGTATGTTCGATGTCGTACCAAAGGTGAGCGAGGACACATTGACGGGAATCCTAATGCTTGTCGTCAACTTCTTGTCTGCACTCGGAATACTCGTCGACCCGACGACTGAGGGATTGTCGGACTCGAAGAGAGCGCTTACATATGGCACGGAAGACGATGTAAGAAAGAATGAAGAAACGGGCGGATATGCAGCGGGTATGCTATTCTCCGGGCGCAATAGAGTAACTCAACCTTACACATATAACGTGAACACCAAAAAGGGACACGGCGGTATAGACATTGTCGGAGACAATGATAAAACCGTCCACGCGGTAGAGGGCGGCACAGTATCAATGGTTTCCGTCTGGGACGGCAAGACAAAAACAGGCACACAGAGCTACGGCAACCTTGTTGTTATAACCGATTCAACCGGCAAGCGGCACTTTTACGCGCACCTTGCGTCTATCTCTATGCGTAAGGGCCAGAGGGTATCTGCCGGTGATGTTGTCGGCATAATGGGAAATACCGGCAACAGCTTCGGCGCACATACTCATTACGAGGTTCGCACTGGTCAAGGCACGGTTACACGTATCAATCCTGCCGAGTTCTGCGGTGTGCAGAACGCCAAAGGTACATACGTAAACAATGTATCTGCTGCGTCACCTGCTCCGTCACACAGAGGCACCGCTTACACAATGACTTGCAAAATGTTATATGTCAGAAAAGGACCGTCAGTAAGGTATCGCCGAGTCGGTCAGTTCTCAAGAGGCGAGATATTCTATGTCGTGGCTCGTCAAGGTAACTGGTGTCAATTAGAAAGCGGCAACTGGATGTGTGCCGGTAAGTATCTTAAGAGAGTGTAATGTTTACAAGTTTATCGCAGTTTTACAACTCCGATATCTGGAAAGCAACGCGCGCAAAAATCATAGATGAGCGTAAGGACGAATACGACATTGTGCATTGTGAATACAGCGGCGTGCCGCTGATTAACGGATATGACATAATCGCGCATCACAAAGTACCGTTAACGCTTGACAATGTTAACGATTATTCCATTTCGTTAAATCCCGAAAACATAATGCTTGTCTCACATAAAGCACATAATGAAATACACAAACGCTTCGGGTATGGCTCGGGGCGCAAGGTGTATTACGTTTACGGTGCTCCGTGTTCAGGGAAAACAACATTTGTGAATAACATTAAAGGCAACAGCGATATTGTTTGCGACATTGACAGCATATGGCAGTGCTTGACGGGCGGCGAGCGATACGACAAGCCGACCGCATTAAAACAAAATGTATTCGAGGTACAGCGCACAATTTTAGATATGATTAAGAACCGCTTCGGCAATTGGGAACGCGCGTACATAATCGACGGCGGCGCGGCCAAAACTCCGCGCAACAATCGCATTAAAGATTTAGGCGCGGAGCCTATATTCATTGACACGGACAAAGAGACGTGTTTGAAGCGTTTGGCTTCTGACAAAACAAGAACGCAAACACAGCGTGAGGAGTGGCAGAGTTATATTGATAAATGGTTTATCGATTATCAAGAAGCGTAATGCTTTTTTTGATAAATAAAATCTCCTTTTCTTTTGTGCCGATAACGCGGCGGCAAATAATACCGCGTTTCCTCCCGGAGATATCCCCCCGGTCACGCCGGAAATTGGGTGTCTTCCATACTGTGCGCCCCTCCTACTTTTCGCGCGGGGCAATTTTTTGAAAATCGGGAAGTTTTTGGCGAAACTTTTGAAAAAATAGGACCTTTTGAAAACTCTAAAAACAACATTAAAGAAGATTATAACTGGGGGCTGAAAAATGACTCGTTTTGAAGAATTGAAAAGTTACATTTCGGCCTTGCCAGATGACATACAAGCTATATTGACACCGGCACTTAAAGATATTGTTTACGAAGAAGAAATGCTGGGTAAATTCCGCGACAATCCAAAGACGAAAACAAACGCGGCGATGTATAAGGCTTATAGGCAGACAAAACAGATATATCAGGCCGATTTAAAAATGATTTTGTGGCAGCTACGGCAAAATGAAACATCGGCGGCTGATGATCTGCTCGCAAAACTAAAGGACTTTGAGTAATGGAAATTAAAGAATTTGATATTTGCGAATTAAAAGCTTATGAGAATAACCCGAGAAAAAATGAGGCAGCAGTTGAGAACGTTGCAAATTCAATTTATGAATTCGGCTTTAAGGTGCCTATCATTATCGATAAAAACAAAACAGTTGTTTGTGGTCATACAAGACTTAAAGCGGCTGAATTATTAAAACTTAAAAAAGTACCTTGCATTGTTGCCGACGATTTAACGCCCGAACAAATAAAAGCTTTCAGATTAGCCGACAACAAAACCGCAGAGCTTGCCGAGTGGGATTTTGAAAAGTTAGATGAAGAGCTTAACGAACTTGCAATGTTTGATTTCGATATGTCACAATTCGGATTCGAAAATACCGGCGTTTTTGACGATTTATTAAATGAGCAGAAAATCGTCGAGGACGAAGCTCCCGGTATTGATGATGAAACCGAGCCTGTTTGTAAACTGGGCGACATATGGCAGCTTGGCAGGCATCGGCTTATGTGTGGTGATAGCACCAAGAAAGACTCGATAAAAAAACTGTTGGACGGTAAAACGGCCGACTTGTTATTCACAGATCCACCCTACGGATACAGCTATAAATCAAATATGCGAACGAAAAGCAAAAAATTTGATGTAATAAAAAATGACGACAAGATCTTAGATTTTATAGACGTTATCTATGATAGTGTAAAAGGCTTTGTCTTTATTTGTACCACTTGGAAGGTCTTGTCACAATGGCTTCCTCTCTTTCAAAAATATTATGAATTATCAAATATGATAATTTGGGAAAAAGGCGGGGGTGGTATCGGAGATTTAAAACATACTTTTTCAACTGACTATGAGATTATATTGTGTTCAAACAATGGAAAAGAAATAACTGGAAAACGAATCGGCAGCGTATGGAGCATAAAGAAAGACGGAAGCAACAATTATGAACATCCCACACAAAAGCCAGTTCAATTAGCAGCAACGGCTATAAAAAATACAAGCGTTCCGAATAACAATGTTCTTGACGTATTTGGCGGCAGCGGGTCAACGCTTATTGCTTGTGAACAGTTAAATCGAAACTGTTTTATGATGGAATTAGACCCGAAGTACTGTGACGTTATTATAAAAAGATGGGAACAGTATACGGGAGAAAAAGCTTTAAAATTGTGAAAACTTATCTTGAAGAATACAATTACCTGATACAAGGCAGACACGTTATTGCCGGCTATTGGATGAAAAAAGAAATTGAAAATCTTATCGAAGATTTGCAAAACCCGGCTTATATTTACGATACGGACGAAGCACATAAAAGAATTAAATTTATGCAAACGTTATGTTTGCAAAGCAAACATCCGTATTTCGGAAAGCCTCTTGAGCTTATGCCGTGGCAGCTTGCATTTTGGGAAACGGTTTACTCTTTCAAAATGAGCGATACCAAACTACGCCGTTTTGTTGAAGTGCTCCTTGAAATCGCAAGAAAAAACGGCAAAAGCACAATGTTGGCCGGTGACGGAAACACCGATTTGTTTATCGGCACCGGAGGTTCGGAAGATTGCTGCGCTTCAAATGATGATAGGCAAGCAAAATATATATGGCGAGAAATCGCCGGTATGCGTGACCGGTTGGACCCGAAAAAGGCTATAACAAGCCGAAATTTAGTTGAAATTCGAAATGACAGAAAGAACATCATTATTTCGCGTATGTCGAGCAAAACACAAAACAAGGACGGCGGCAATTATACAAAAACGTACCTTGACGAAGCTCACGACATAGACGAAGAGAACGGTAACAGCGAAATAGCCGAGGCTTGTTGGCGCGGCATGTCAACAAAAGATGATCCGTTATTTATAACTTGCACAACGCAAGGCTTCAGCCGTGACGGTTGCTTTTTGGATAAAAAAATCGCGCACGCAAAAGCAGTTATCGAGGGCGAAAAAGAAGATATACACTTTTTGCCTTTTCTTTATGAACAAGACAATGAACAAGAAATTTGGCAAGACGAGAGCAGCTGGGAAAAGTCGAATCCGTCTTTGCGATACGGCGTTAAAAAAATGTCAAAACTCCGCCGCGACGTGGACCTTGCTCGGACCGATAAAGAAGCACGATTACATCTGCTTTGCAAGGATTTCAACATCAAACAAAACAGTGCGCAGGCGTGGCTTCGCTCTGAAGACTTTATGTATTTGCAAGAAAAGAAAAGCCTTGAAAATTTTCGCGGCTGTTTCTGCTTAGGGGCACTTGACTGCTCGCAAACAACGGACCTTACAAATTTAAAGCTTTTATTTATGCGGCCAAACGACAATACAAAATATGTTTTTTCGCATTATTGGATTCCGGAAAGCAAATTAACCGACAGCTCAGACAAGAGCGCGGGTGCTCGTTATGAAGAATGGGCGCAAGCAGGATATATAACGATAAGTAAAGGAAGTATCATCGATTTAACAGATGTAACACGCTATATCTCAGAGCTTAAAGACCTTTATAACATACGCATTTTAAAATGCGGATACGACAAAGCATACGCTCGTGAATTTGAAAAGAGCATCGACGATTTAAGCCCGACTATGCGTGAACCCATAAATCAAAAAGTAATGTCAACACCGATGAAATGGGTTGAGCGCGATTTTGAAAATCACGTCATAAATTACGGAAACAATCCCGTCGACGCTTGGTGTTTGGGCAATGCTTGCTGCTATATCGACCGGCACGAAAATTACAGTTGTAAGAAATCACAGGCGAGCAAACGAATTGACGGAGCGGTTGTTTTTATAATTTTATATGCAACGCTTTTAAAGTTTAATTCGGAATTTCAAAACGCAATAAAATAGGGGTGATTCACACGGGATTATTTGATTTGTTTAAATCGAAAAAGAAAAAACAAAGCGGGCTGACATATGCGCCGACGCAGACCGGATATGCACCGTTTTACTCTTCTTTCGGTGAAAGCGTTTACGCTTCGGACATAATAGTTCAATCAATACGATGTAAAGCGAATGAGTTCAAAAAACTCGACCCGCGACATATTCGGACAACTAACGGTGAACAATCGGTAGTGAGCGATAGCAGCATCGCAAAGGTTCTGAAAAGGCCGAATGAGTACATGACCATGGCTGACTTTTTGGAAAAAATAACAATTTTGCTTGAGCTCACAAAAAACGTGTTTATTTATCCGACATTCTATAAAACAAACGGCGGCGAAAAATATTACACGGGGTTTTATCCGCTGAAGCCGTCTGAAGTTCAATATATGATCGACGCAGCAGGCAATTTGTATTTGAATTTGAGATTTGCAAACGGTTATGAAATAACGCTTCCTTCAGATAGCGTTATACATTGGAGGAAAGATTACGGAGTCAATGATTATTTCGGCGGCGGAATGTTCGGCGGCGATGACAACTCCGGGCTCTTAACAATGCTTCAACGCTACGACCAATTGACGCAGAGCATCGCAAAAGCGGTTAAATGTTCTTGCCAAGTGAATGCGGCGGTAAAGGTAAATACATATGCTGAAACGGATGAGCTTAAGCAGAAACGCGAAGAATTTGAGGCTGATATTATAGCTAATAAGAGCGGACTACTTGTCATGGATCAATCAAGCGAATTTGTGAGCATTCCGCGAGATGTAAAGCTTGTTGATGCCGACACGCTCAAATTTTTTTACGACACAATTTTGCGCGCTAACGGGTGCAGCCTTGCAATACTTAACGGCGATTATACTAAGGCACAAAAAGAAGCTTATTACGAGCACGCACTCGAAGCTGATATAAAAGGCTTGGGACAGGCTATGTCGCGAGTGCTTTTTACTGAACGCGAGGCGGCATTCGGTAATGAGATAATCCTATATCCTAACGACATAACATTTATGTCGATGGAAAACAAATTGACAGCATTACAATTAGGGCTGCCTGCTGGCATATTCACAAAAAACGAAGCCCGCGAATTGCTGGGATATGCCCCTATCGAGGGCGGCGACGTAATGCCGAGAGGCTATAACGAAGTAGACGCGACAGGTACAGGCGAAAGCGAGGAAAAAAACGATGAGTAAAAAAAGAAATGATTATTTTTTGCAGCGCGGTTTTACCGCCGAATTTAGAGCTGCGGGAGCTGATGACGGCAACACAGGACATATCGTCGAGGGCGTCGCAGCTGTCTGTGAGCAAGAAACACGCATACAAGATTTTTTCGGAGAATTTATCGAGGTCATTCGCAACGGCGCGTTTGACGAAACAAACTTTGACGACGTGCGCTTCTTAGTGAATCACGATTTTAACGGCATTGCTCTTGCCCGAAGCCGGCGGAATAACAAGAGTGATAAACCTAACACAATGCAGCTTTTCGTAGACGATAACGGCGATGTGAATATAAAGGCAGATCTTGACACGGAAAACAACGAACAGGCCCGTGCTCTCTACTCGGCCATAAGCCGCGGCGATATGGACGGAATGAGCTTTTGCTTTTACGTTTCGGAAGATAATCAGAGATGGAGTGAGCGCGACGGGGTAAATGTTCGTGAAATATTGAAGGTCGATAAAGTTATCGAAGTTTCAGCTGTTAACTTCCCGGCATATGGGGGAACTAACATAGATAGCCGGTCGCTGGATAGTGACCGCCGAGCACTGGATAGGGCTCGTATCGCGTTGGATAACGCAAAAAAAACGAAGCCTGATTACAAGGCAAAAACTTTAATTACAATGTACAAAAAGTGAGGTAATGAACATGAAAGAAAAACTCTTAAAGCTTTTAAACGCAAAAAAAGAGCAGCGAGACGCTCTTAACAAATCAATGATTGAGAGCGAGAACAAAGAAGAGCGCGCCGCTATCGGCGAAACTCTTAAAGCTCTTGGCGAAGAAATCAACGAAGTTGAAGAAATGCTCGCACAGGTTGACGAGCCCGCACCCGATGGGCCCGACGCAGGTGATAAGGGCGACAACTCTCGACAGCTTGACCCAATTGCAACGTTTAAAATGAGGGATCAAAAACCGTCTGCTGTTAAAGACCGTTATGATACGGAGGAATACCGCAGCGCGTTTATGGACTTTGTTTGCAGGGGCATTAAAATTCCTGCTGAAATGCGCAAGGATGAAGTGACCAAAACAACAGATGCAAGCGCAGTTATCCCCACGACAATTCTTAATGAAATGGTTGTCGAACTTAAAAATTACGGCAATTTGTATGCAAAGGTTCGTAAACTTAACGTACAGGGCGGCGTGCAAATTCCGATTTTGTCGCTAAAACCGGAGGCTAAGTGGATTTCTGCCAATACCGCAACAAGCGAAAGTGACAAACAGAAGATAGCGTCTAATACAGCTGTTACATTTAATTATTATGGTTTGGAATGCAAAATTGCGCAGACTTTGCTCACAAATGTTACAACACTTGACATGTTCCAGCAGATGTTTATTCCGCTTGCAATGGAGGCTATTGCGAAAGCTTGGGATATTGCAATAATCTCCGGCAGCGGTACGGGCGAACCCTTAGGAATCACCAAGGATAGCCGAGTACCTACATCACAAGTAGTTACACTTGCTGCTGCTGACGTCGTTAAATGGGATGCGTGGAAGAAGAAAGTTTTTGCAAAAATTCCCTCCGCTTATCGTAGCGGTTCGTTCATTATGGCTCAGGGTACCTTTGACGGGTATATAGATGGAATGGTCGACAGCAACGGACAGCCGATTGCACGCGTTAATTACGGAATTGAAAATGGCGAATCATACCGTTTTGGCGGCAAGGAGGTTGAAATTGTTGAACCAGAAGTAATAAAAGACTGGGATAGTGCAACGGGTAACGCTACGACTGGTGATGTTATTGCCATCTTTGCAAACCTGAACGATTATGCAATTAACAGTAATCTTGAAATGAAAGTCGTAAAATGGGAAGACAATGACAACAACGAAATCAAAAACAAAGTCATTCTCATCGCCGACGGAAAGCTTGTCGACCCTAACGGTGTAGTTATCGTTAAGAAAGGCGTATAAACAATGAGAACTATTGACGCATTAAAAGCCCTTGCTGTTGCACTCGGTTGCGCAGCAAGTGTCGCAAAAGTAACGGGAAACACAGTCGACGAGGTTGTTAATTTTATCGCAGCAAATTTGCCCGACACCTACAAGGGCAAGGTTGCTGGAACTTAATTTAAACAAGAAAGGTTTTATGTGATGCAATTGACAGAAGCCGAAAGGCTGGCGAAAGTGAAATATGCTTTATACGGCGACGCAACGCAGAGTTATAACGACGAGCAGCTTAAATTATACATCGAAGAAGTGCTCGACGAAATGATTCATGCCGGCGTTAAGGAAAATGTTGCAAAAAGCGCGGCGGCTGTCGGTTGTATCGCATGCGGCGTTAATGATATCTGGAATTTCTCAAGCGGCACCGTCAAGCATAGCGAATATTACAATCGAAGGCTTGTTCAACTCACTTTGAGAAGAGGCGACGAAGATGTATAGACCGTCGGAAGCCGCACAAATGACGACTGCAATTCAATTGCAGCAGCCGGTTAAGCCGGTTAAAACGAAGTCATACGGCGTTAGCCAAAAGTCATACAAGGATGTTGACGGCGTCGTTATGGCGAATTTCAAAACATACGGCGGAACAGAAAAAACCGACAATGGAATTTTATCGATTGAAGAAACAGCGCAAATCGTATGCCGGTATCGCCCGGACATAAAAAGCGATACCCGAGTAGTCCTCTTGCAAACTGGCGCAATTTATGAAATCTTGGGCGAGCCGGAGAACATTGAAATGCGAAATATGTTTTTGAAATTCAAAATTCGCAGAATAAAAGGCGGTGTTTGATTTGGCAAAATCGGGGATCACTTTAAAGCTTGACGGTTTCGAGGAAATGTTGAAAGACATTGAAGCGGCAGGCGGTACGATTAACAAGGCTGTCGATAGTACAATGAAGCAGTCGGCGCAGATTGTTCAAGCTGAATTAAAAAAGCAAATGCAGGGCGCAAGCCCTAAAGCAGTTGACAGCGGATTGATAAATCGAATGTCGTCGTCCGTTAAATGGGAAGGTAATGTATGCACGGCAGAAGTAGGATATGAAAAAGGCAGCTATAATCCGAAAAAACTCGATGACGGTTACAAGGCAGTTTTCATAAACTACGGAACACCGAGAATTGCGCCGAGGGGATTTATAGGCAAGGCAAAGGAAAAAGCAAAACAGCCTGTTAAAAAGGCGCAGGAGCAAACATTTAAAAAGATTTTAGAGAGGTTGCAAAAATGAAAAGGTTGTTGATAAGTGAATTAAATAAATTCGGTTATCCTGTCTATTTGCAAGGCTCTTTAAACGCTGACAAAGCTTATCCCGACACCTTTATAACATTTTTCACTGATTATACAACGGACGGTTCGCATTATGAAAACAATGTTAATTCTATCGAATGGAATTTCAGCGTTATTCTTTATTCAAACGACCCGCAAATTGTAAATGAAACGCCGATTGAAATTATTAACGCATTAAAGAAAGCGGGATTTATTCCGCAAGGCAAAGGACAGGACGTCTTTAGCGATGAACCGACACACACGGGGTGGGCTATGGACTTTAAATATCTTGAATATCAAAATTAAAAAAGGTGGTAGACTATGGCACAGGAATACAGAGGTTGCAGAAAACTTGTTTATGCAGAGGTAAAGACCGATACAGCCGAGGGTATGACTTTTGGCGAAGTTAAGCCGTTCGCGCCTGTTCAGACTATAAGCAAAAATGTTGAATATTCAACGGCAACAAGCTATTACGATAATGTCGCACACAACACGAGAAAATCAGAGGGCGCAGACGAAACAGAGTTTACACACGCTGTACCGTCTGACGAAGTTATGGCAGATATTGAGGGCAAATTTTACGATCCGGCTACAGGAATTTATTCCGACAGCCCTATATCAAATAAAACCTTTGCAGTAGGTTATATTTTTGATGAAGAGGGCGATAGCGAGGAAGAAAATTTCTGTTGGAAGCTTAAGGGTAATTTCAAAGTCGGAAACGTTGAACATCAGACGATAGCTGACGGCACAGATGTAACAAATGTTACAACTACATTCACCGCGATATATCCGCAGGCTACCTTTACTCACGGCGGCGCAGACGGAACAGGTGGCAAGTCAAAGGGTGTACGCATTAAGAAATCTAAGGGAATTATGACCGAAGAGGAATTTTTCAGGACACCGCAGACTGTAGATACCGTTTTTACAGCGGCGAATAAAGGTAAAGGATAAAAAATTATGGCTAAATTTGAATTGCCGATTTATGGCGAAAATGACGAACTTGTTAAAACCTATACAACAGATCATATCCGTTGGAAGCTTTTTATTAAAGCCGCAGAAATTCAAGGAAGCGCAAAATTAAACGGCGATGATACAGCAGATAAAATCGAACAAATAGCCGATTTACTTAAAAATGTTTTCACCGGCATAACCGATGAAGACCTTGAAAACGCTGATGTGGTAGATATATTCAGCACCTTTGAGCAGATTGCAAACATTGGCAATTCAATTAAAGGCGGTAAAGCAAAAAACTGATAAAGGGCGAGGGGGCGGCTTCCCCTTGCCCTCATTCTTTAGAATATGAACTGATGGATTTCACCGCCGAAGTTAGCAGGGCGTTTAACACAACACCGTTTTTTGTCTTTGAGCAAAACGCGGAAGATGTAATTATGCTTATCAATTACTTTATTGAAAAAGACGATAACGGCGAAAGCGTGAATGCTCAAAACTTCACAAATAACGAGCATAAGAAAAAGGTTGAACGAATTAAAGTTAATTCGCAAACGGCTACAGGCGGTTGGTGGTAATCAAAAGGTGGTGAACGTATATGAGCGAAACACTCGGTGCAAGTTTTCAAATTGATGTATCTAATCTAAAGGCAGGACTTGCACAGGCCAACAGACTAATTAGAGAGAGCAACAGCAAATTTAAAGCGGCGGCGGCCGGAATGGGCGATTGGACTAAATCGCAGGACGGCTTGACGGCTAAGATTAAGAATTTAAATGATGTTGCAAGCACTCAGCAAAAAAAGGTTAACGCCTTACAAAGCGAATATGATTGCCTTATTGCGGACGGCTTAGACCCTACGAGTGCGGCGGCTGTTAAGTTAAGAACACAAATTAACAACGAAAAAGCGGCACTCGCACAAACTCAGTCTGAAATTAAAAAATATAATTCTGCACTTGATGATATGAAAGCAAGTGCGAATGAAAATATTTCCGCAGGTCAAAAACTGAAAAATGAAATATCAAGTCAGCAAGACAAGCTCAGCATGCTCAAAGCGAAGTATCAAGATGTTGTACTTGAGCAGGGAAAAAACTCACAGGCGGCTAAAGACTTAGCAAAGGAAATTAACGCCTTAAATTCTGATCTCAACAACAACAAACGCAAATTGAACGAAAGCGAAATTGCACTTGATGACACAGCGAAAGCCGCGAAAGATAGCGGAGACGGTTTCACAATTGCAAAAGGTGCTATTGCGGATTTTATAGGCAATGGGTTAAGCAAGATTGTTAGCGCCGCAAAAAATGCAATATCAAGCATTATAGGGATTGCCGATGAAACAAGAGAATTTAGGCAAGATTTAAACACGCTTACAACGGCTTACAATGAGGTAGGATTTTCGAACGAACAGGCAACGGACACTTGGAAAGAGCTTTACGGCATTTTCGGTGAAGATGACAGAGCGGTTGAAGCTGCTAACAACATTTCGAGAATGTCAAAGAATCAGCAAGACTTGAATATGTGGACTAAGATAACAACAGGCATATGGGGCACATATCAAGACGCGCTACCCGTTGAGGGCTTGGCAGAAGCCGCCGGCGAGACGGCAAAAGTCGGAAAAGTTACAGGCGTTATGGCTGACGCGCTCAACTGGAGCAGTGAAGCGGCACAAATGTTTTCAAAATATATGAGCGATGATGTCACAACCGCCGAAGACGCGTTCAATGTTGCATTGTCACAATGTACATCTGAGCAAGAGCGGCAAACATTAGTAACCGACACGCTAACGGCGTTATATGGCGATGCCGCCGATACATACCGAGATACCGCAGGCGGTATTATTGAAGCGAACAAAGCAACAGCCGATTTAACATTGTCTCAAGCTTCATTGGGTGACAAGATAGAGCCTATACAAACAGCAGTTAAAGACGGATTCGGGAAAATTCTTGATAAAATTCTTGAATTAACAGATACCGTTGATTTTTCCGCATTCGCTGATAAAGTAAGCGAGGGTTTCGATAATTTCATCAATGACGTTTTACCGAAAGTTGTTAACGGCTTTCAATGGATTATTGACAACAAAGAGGTTATCGGAGCTTTAGCAGGAGTTATAGGAACAGTAGCCGTTGCGCTCGGTGTACTTAATACTGTTCTTGCTATTCAGTCCGCTATAATGGCGGCAAATCCTACGACTTGGATTATAATGGCAATCGTTGCGGCAATCGCCGCCCTCATTGCAATAATTGTCCTTTGTGTTAAGCATTGGGACAAAATCAAGGAAGCAGGACAAAAGGCAGGCAACGCAATAAAAGAAGCGTTTTCAAAAGCCGCTGATTCCATAAAAAATGTGTGGAACAGTATTCCGGAATTTTTTTCGGGGATTTGGAAAAAAATAAAAGAAAAGTTTTCAAGCGTAGGTACAAAAATAGGTGAAGCAATAGGCGGAGCGTTTAAGAAAGCGATAAACTCAGTTATTGCAACTGTTGAAAAAGGAATTAACTTTATCCCTAACGCTGTTAACAAAATGATTGGCAAAATAAATCAATTGCCGGGCGTTAGTATTTCGCCCATTCAAACTGTGTCACTTCCGCGACTTGCAAAGGGCGGTGTTGTAAAAAGGGCTACAACCGCAATGATAGGTGAGGACGGCGCAGAAGCTGTAATACCGCTTGAACGAAACAGAAAATGGATCAGAGAAGTTGCAAAAGAGTTTTTAGCACAGCAAAAGCAAGGCGAAAACGTTGTTATAAATCAAACTAACAACTATTCACAGGCTCATAGCCGTTATGAATTGTGGAAGTCGGAAAAAGCAACCGTTAGCGCTGTTAAATTAGCTTTGAAAGGGGTGTAAAATATGACAGGCGAATTTACTATAATTTCACCCTTAGGCACAGAGCTTGAATTATTTGATAACAAATATTTCACGCTTGACGATATAGAAGGTCAAACAGAGATTAACAATTCAATTTCAAGCTCAAAGATAAGCGGAGCGGACGGCGAAACGGTTAACAACGTTGCAACAGATGTTAGACCGCTTGTTTTTACTCTAACTATCAATGAGAATATAGATGTTGAAGAAGCAAAACGGTATATCTTGCAGTATGTCAAGTCAAAGCATAATCACACTATCAAGTGGAAAAGAAACAACAAAACGCTTGAAATCGTGGGTCTGTGTGAAAAAATCGTAATGGCACGATGGCAACAAGGCATTGCTATGCAGATAACATTTTTCTGCGGTCAAGCGTATTGGGAAGATGCCGAAAACATAGTTAACGAAATAAGCGCGATTAAAGATATGCACTACTTCGCAAAAGGGAAAGGCAAAATGCTTTATTTCGCGCTTGGAAGCCCTCGCCCTTTGGGTGTTTATGATACCATACGCACCCGAACGTTCAACAATACAGGTGATAGCGATGTAGGAATGATTATCGAGATAACCGCTCTTGCAAAAGTTAAAAATCCTGCTATATATGCAAGCACCGATGAATTTATCGGGGTTGACAATGTAGAAATGAAATCGGGCGATGTTATCCGGATTAACACAAACAAGGGCCAAAAAGATATAACATTAAACGGCGTTTCAATTTTGGATAAAATCAAAATCGGCAGTACATTTTTACAGCTTGAAATTGGAAACAACACTTTTACAATTAAAAGCGATGATAACAATTTAACAAGCGTTTATTTTAATCTTATCTATAAGCAGAGGTATGTCTAAATGATTGATTATGTAGAAGTAAGAAATGGAACAAGCCGAAAATTGATAGGCATTATTGACACCGCAAAATCTGTTATATGGGAAACGGTTTATTACGGCGTTGGGACGTTTGAGATATATGTTGAAGCAACAGAAAAAAACATTGAGCTGTTGAGCGTTGAAAATCTTGTCACTCGCCCAAATGATGTGAATTGTGGCATAATTTCTAAAATTAAAATTACCGACAACGAACAAGACGGCACAATGATTGTTGCAAGCGGCAGTTTTGCAAAAATCATACTTGACCGCAGAATTATTTACAAATTCATTAAAACATATAGCATAACACCTACAACATTAAGAGGGAATGTTGCAAATGCCGTTTGGACTGTTATAAATAATAATTGCGTTAATAGCTCAAATGCTGCCCGAAATTTCTCGAAATTCGCAAGGGGCGCAATTAACAATTTGCCGCAAACAATTGTTGATGAAAACGGCAACGCCGCCGACAAGCAAGTTACATATACAAACTTGCTTACATTCACCGATAGTTTGCTTCAAGAATACAAAATAGGCGCGTATGTGTGGCTTGACCCTTTAACTCTTGATTTCCTGTATGTAATGTATCAAGGCGCAGAGCGGTTCGTAAACAACCGCGCAGGAAACAAGCCTTTAATATTCGGCAATCAGTTCGATAATTTAACATCAAGTAGTTTTTCAAAAGATAACAGCGAACTGAGGACAACCGCAATTATAGGCGGTGAGGGCGAGGGTGCAGACCGCTTTGTTGCCAGAACGAATGACAATGTAACAGGCTTTGACCGCCGCGAATTATTTGTTGACAGCTCAAGTATTTCAAAGACGGTCAAAGACGAAACAACAGATGATGAAACCGTTTTGCCCGACAGCGAATATGAAGCCTTGTTAATTCAAGAGGGCAGGGCAAAGATAACAGAAAACAAAGTTGTCGAGGGCTTTTCTTGCGAAGTAGATTTGACAAATTCAAAGCTGAAGTATTTGACGGATTACAATATCGGCGATCTTGTAACTATTGAAGATACGCACCTAAAGCAATTACATAATGCAAGAATTTTAAAAATAACCGAAGTGCAAGACGAAAACGGTTATGCGATTTCCGCAGAATTTGGATTTTAAAGGGGGAAATTAAAAATGGCAGAACATTTTGGATTTTTCGATGCCTTGGAAACGGCAGACGGACTATATGACCGTACATATTCGGCGCGTGACTATAGCGAAAATTTAGCAACGATTATAAGCAACGGCGTTTTACGTTCAACAAATGATGATTTGAAAGTTACGGTTAATGGCTTGACCGTAACCGTAGGAATAGGCAGAGCGTGGATAAACGGCTGTTGGTATCATAACGATAACAATTATGTTTTCCCAGCCGTAACCGTTCCGACAGGCGGCGCACGGTATGACCGTGTTATATTAAGGTACAGCAACGTACTTTCTGATCGAGATATTAAGCTTATGTATTTGCAAGGCGAAGCGGTGAGTAGTCCGAAAAAGCCTGCAATAACAAGGAATGATGATGTTTATGACCTTGTTCTTGCCGATATATACGTCGGCACAAATGCAACAAGTCTTTCTGTTAAAGATACCCGAAGTGATGCACAGCTGTGCGGCTGGGTGTATTCAACTTCCGGGGACAACTCGTTTTTCAAAAGTCTTGACGGAGCATTTATTGAATGGTTCGAAGCAACAAAAAACACGCTGTCAAGCGTAACGCTCTTTAAACGCTATAATTGGCGCACAGCGATTGAAGCTGAAACAAACACAGTTTCGTTTGACATCCCACAATATGATGCCGAAACAACATTCATTGAAGTATATACAAATGGCGTTCTTGACACTGAAGGCATTGACTATACGCTTGAAAACAGTGTGATAACGTTTAGCGGCTTGCCGCTTACGGCCGGTACGGAGGTTGAAGTTAAATGCTACAAATCAATCGACGGTACGGGAATATTAAGTGTGGCAGATGAAATAACCGCGTTGCAAAATGCCGTTGCCAAATTAAATGCAGCTGACGAATGTGTATATAAATGCAACGGAGCCGATGACAACGTGAAGCTGTCGGATCTTGCGCAAGAGTGGTTGAGCGACGATCTCGATTACAGCTCAAAAACAATAAAGATATATGGAACATTTGGCGCGACTGCTGCGTGTGCAGGCGTAGGCACGGCGGCCAATCCGTATAAGTGGTTTAATTTCGGTCTTGCCGAAAGTGTAAAGAGGCGTATAACTTTTGACTTCTCGACCTGCACGCAAATAATGCTGCCTATAACAGCCGGCACTTCAAATGTTGTTTTTTCCGGCTTCGATGTACATGTGGTTGGAGCAAATGTAATAGCAACACAAACTTCAACGAATACAAAAATAAAAATGTTCGATTCAAACAGCGGTTCTGTATCTGCTGAGGATTGCCGCTTTTGGATAACAGCTTACAGCGAAAGCTTCATATCACAAACGGGTAATTTCACAAACTGCCGCGCCAGCGTGGCGAATGCATCGGGCGATTCGTACTGTTTTCAGCCGGCAACAGCAAGTTTGCTCAAAATTAACGGCGGCGAGTACTACGGATACACCGGTGGAAGCGCCCACAAGAGTGCCGTAATCGGGCAAACAACAGGAAATGCCGTTTCTGTTTTGAATGGCGTTAACGCGCCCACAGTAGCACGGTCTGGATATTACCAAACACATGCAATCTTTCAGGACACAAACGGCGGACGCCTTAATTGTTCAAATTTAATCAGCGAACTCGCCGTATCGGTTGCACCGAACATAAGCGATGTTCGCGGTACGATTGCCAAAAGCAAACCGGGCACTATTTAAATTAAACATTGCTTACCTGCCATGTGTAGGTTGAGCGGAAAAAACGCCGACATTTATTTGTCGGCGTTTTTGTTTAAAAAAACTTTATTTTACAAAAAAATTTTTTGAAAAAATATTGACATAATCGTACGTCTATGCTATAATATAGTCACAGTTAAGGAAGATAACAAATCCAAAACAGAAGGACAAAGAAAAATGAAAGTTTATATCAAAGAATGGTTTTTTAATAAAAATTGGTGTTCGATTATTAGAAACTATATGCTGAACGAACGCGCTGTTTACGTTATCGGCGAAACTGAAAAAGCATACAAAGTCGAGGGCGGCTTCACAACTCAGGACGGCGAACGTGAAAACACTTTTGATTTTTGGGTTCCGAAATCTTGCACAATGACTGAGGAAGAATACGCCGCCGAACAAAAGGCATTTGCCGAAAGACAAGAAGAAATTGAAAAACACTTCAAAGAAGGCTGCGAAGCTTACGAAGCGTTGCTCAAGTTTGCAAAAGAAAACAATGTTAAAGGCGTTCGCAAAGGAATGAAAAAAGAAACTATATTAAACAAAATTCACGATGCAGGGCTTGAGTACAACGCTTGAGTTTGCTTTAAAAAAAATAAAGAAAGGTGATATTAAATGGACAAACGAAAAATGACACCGCAAGAACGGTACGCGGAGAAGTACCGCCGACAATACAAGATGGATTGTATAACGAGGACGGAACAAGATATAATCCAAAAGCTCGACAGTGTTCCAAATAAAGCTGGTTATATCAAGCAGCTTATCCGAGCAGATATTGCGGCAAATAATAGCAAAAAATAAAGAAAAGGAGTTAAAAAGAATGACATACTATTATGACGAAAAAACAAAAACAAACCGGCTGGACTGCCACTACCCAATTATAGACGAGAAAGCAATCAAAGAAATTGTTGAAAATTCTTTAGCCCGTTATATTTATATTTACATCTACAATGAAAATAACGTAATAGTGAATCATTGGTCATATGAAGTGAAACACGGAGGCTTTCACACATACGAAGACCCGGAAATTGAAACAAAAAAGCGGATTAAAAAACACGTTGCGACTCTTAAAAGATATATAGAAGAGTCGTATGCAGAATATATTGTAAATGCAGAAAAAATCACGCAAGAAAAGATTAGATATGAATTAAAAAATTATTTCAATCTAAGCCCAAGAACGGTTGACGAAATGCCAGACTGGAAAGCTACATCTATATGGAAACAAGGCCCGGAAAAATACCAAGAATGCCTTGAAGATGAGGAAGAATATGCAATGCGAGAATATGAAAATCAAATAAAAAAAGAAAAGGAGTTAACAAAATGAAATATTATGAAGTTGCGGAAATAACCTTAAATCTCAATTCTAAAGGGTACGAAATGGGAGACGAGGAGAGCTCGTATATGGGCCCGGATTACAAAAAAGCCATTTGTGCGTGCGATGAGGCTTTAAGTAATTGGGATCGTCTTGATTACAGGGACAAAAAGGAAAGCGCAATAGAAGGTAGGATATACGAAATCCCCGATGATACAGATATAAACGATAAAGATGAAATAATTAACGCCATATGTGACGCATGTGAATATGACACGTTTTTTGCACATTATCCGGAAGATGATTTTAAAAAAAGCCAAGAAAAAATAAACGCTCTTATAAATGCATGAAAATTAAATCACAAATAACAAACCCCACCGTTGACACTTGCCGCGGTGGGGTTTTAATTACAAAAAATAATAAAAAGCCCTTGACATAATCGTACGACTATGCTATAATATAATCACAGTTAAGGAGGTGATAAAAATGAAAAAGCAAAATCAAAAGCCTACCGCCTTTGATTTTGCATATCTTGTTATCGAAGCAATAATTGCTATCTCTACTTTGATAACGGCAATCAAATGGTGGTAGGCTACATAGAGGGGCTTTTGCCCCTCCCCCTTGCGGGAGTATATATAATATAACACATAGAAAGGAGTTTTACAAGTGTTCAATAAAAACTTTTGGTTGATTACTCTTTGCGCATTGCTTATAATTTCGATATATACCGGGCTTAATATATTTACGAGAATTGCACTCGGTGCAAACGGCTTGATTATATTAGCCGATGTAATTATAAGTGTTCGCAGATTGGCAAAAGAGAAAAAGTGCAAAGAGAGCGATTAAAAACTCTCAGCACATCGCAAGTTTTGACTTGCATTTGACTTGCATTTTTTCTTTTAAATAGCCGCAAATGGCACAAAATAGCGCAAAAACGGGTGACATTTTGATGATTAAAAAACGCCGAAACCCCTTGATACACAAGGCTTTTCAGCGTTTTTTGTTGCCGCTTTCAAAAACGGCGTCGTGGTGCGGGTAGCAGGACTTGAACCTGTACAGAGTTGCCTCCACAAGAACCTGAATCTTGCGCGTCTGCCAATTCCGCCATACCCGCATATTAAGTTTTGTCCTCTGAATTTTACACGGCGAGGACATCCGAGGCGGAG